TCGAAGTTGAGAATGTTGTTCCGCGGGGCAGCGTAAGCGTTTCAACTGTTTCATACTCGGTTTTACGACTGAATGATATGTTTACCTTCGCGCGGGCTCCCCGGCGGGAGCGGGGTGTGTAACCCAACAGCTTTGCGCGAGATACAACATTGGAACGAATCTGTGCTGAATCGAGAAACGACTCATTCATAGAAAGATGGGCATTGACCGCGTTATAATGCGTGTTATAGGCTAGGATGTCCAACAAATAGTTCAGGCCTGAACCTTCGAAATCCCAATCGCGAAACGGTGAGTTCTGACGCGTGAAGTACGCCTTCATATTAGCTTTGATCGTATCAAAATCAAGCTCTGTTACTTTGAGGATGTTAGCCATAATCTTATCTTAATCTATTGAGACCAAAGCTCACGCTCTGGCTTACAGTTGTATTTATTAAGCGGAAGTGAATTGTCACGATGTATTCGTTTGCGTCAGAGTTATCAATGACCTCAACTCGCACATTGCTGATGCGGCGTTCAAAGGATCTCAGAATATCTTCAATTCCCGTTTGAATTGCAAGTGCGGTGAACTGATTCACATTCTCAAACAGATACCTGGTGATGTGGCCACCGAAGTTTGGGCGGAATAACTTCTCACCAAAATTCGTGAGCACAATGTTCCTCACCGCCTGCTTCACCGCGTCCGTATCGGTTAAAGGAATGATGTCATTCTTATTAGGATGAATCGTCATCCTCAAGTTTAGATCTGCGTACAATCGCTCTTGCGAGACCAATGGCGAACGGTGGCCGGATATATTGTATGCTCCTCTACTCATGTTTCTATTTATCTCACTTTCGGTGAAAGTAAAAAAGCAAATAATCTATTCGGAATCTATTCATATTGTGGTTCGTTCCGAATCAGGATCGAGCATGGAATCGGTTTGAAATCTAATCCAGCGATGATGCGTGGAGTAATCAATCTCACCGTATGAGGCAAGCCACCAGCAATCAATTGCAGGTTTGTAATATCTACCGGCATTCCCGCGCTAAAGTCAGCTGCCAAAAGAATGAGTTCACACAAAGTGATCTTCTTATCATACGGAAGCAACAGATAATCGAATAGAGACCGCACAGCATCCTCACACGCCGGAGCATTATTGATAACTTCCCGCATTGTTCTGGGCCTCGTCCGATCATTGAAGATTCGTGTTTCATTGATCGTCGCATTCTTAATTGGTGAAAGCTGATCCGGCGCCAGGAGATTCATTAAGGTATCTTCGTCATATGGCATTCCTACCAACTGCGCAAGTGTTGGTGCTCTATATCCTGTTCCAAACCCTCCGCCCGGTGCCGCGTAAACGCTTGGGGCTGAAGCGGTTCCGGCGCCAGCAGATCCAGCAGGGCCGTTCAATTCGCATGGATCATATGGATCTGCCATGCTATCGTCCGCCCCTCCCGCCGCTGCAGCCGCCGCGGCCGCGGCCGCAGCGCTCGCACCTGCAATAGATGATGCAGGTAATCCTAGGGACGCTATAACGCCTCTTCTTACAGACGACTTAACGAATGAAAAATTGATTGTGATATTAACGCCCATCATCGCGACGATGAGAGGGAGGTTAAGCAGTAGGGCGAAGAGTCCAAGGAAACATGCTGGGATTAAAGACGCTAATAGTTTCATTAGGTCCTTTATACCAAGTTTAACAAGCACCATAATACCCGCGATTTGCTGAGAGAAGAGCGTCAGTAATTGTACAGCCACCATGGCCAGCGCGATGATGTTGATGAATGGCAATGCGATGTTAAGTGTGATGTTAATACCAAAGAAACACACGATACTTGCAATAGTCAAATAAAGACTTAATGAAGTATATGCTATAAAGGTGAATGACAACGACAAGGCTAGATCCGCTTGATCCGTAGACAAAACGATCGAACTTCCATCTGATCCTTCTGGCAGAGGCGGAATGATACCAGCCGCGATTGCGATGATCTTCAGTTTTGATGAAGTAAATTCCTCGGTCATTCCAGAAGCCATGGGCAGTTCAATAGCTAACTGGTCTAGCATGATTCCGATAGGAGGCATGTTACCGCCCAGTGCTGCTGGGCCATAAGGATCAATAGCAGAATTATACGGGTCATACGGATCGTAAATATAATTCCAGCCTGAATATGGATCAAGGTAATCCGCTGTCAATCTTGCTTGCACTTCGGCCGATGTTGCCTGCGCGGCTGCGTCGACGAGGGGAGGAAGAGTTATTGTTGGCACATCCCTACCAGCCATAGGATCATAACTCAAATGGAAAGGATCCGTGAGTCTAGGATCACCGGGTGGTGGAGGTTGCACTTTAAATCTACATTGTACCATAATACGTACCCTTTACAATGGCAGGCAAATCGGCCATCTATTATTGATTGTCGTCATTGGTGAGGTTAGATTCAGTCGGCCAGCTCCGCCGATCTCCGTATTAGTTCCGCCGAACGTTGCATCGATACCAGATTGATACTTCATTGTGCCAAGAACAGAAAGGTCGTCATCGAGTACTATTTGTGTTGTCCGACTCTTGAGTACCGAGGTTACAGAATTGCCCATTGTGCCTGTCATCATATCACCAATTGATGTTGCGGTACGTCGACCGACAGCGTTAATAGTATGATCACCCAATGCAATAGTGTTGTGGGCGCCGAGGATGAGTTGAGCTTTCTTTGCAGATGTCTCTCCAACATCTCCAAGCGTCGTGAGCAATCGATTTCCCATCACCATATCTTGTAATTGGCCGGCGGTTGCGAAGGAGGTGTTACCAAGTACCGTTCGAGTATTCGAGCCATAAACTGTTTGGGTCTTATTGCCCATAATGATTTCAGTTCGATTTCCCATCACTTCTACGAACTCGCTGCCCATCACCTTCCTATGATAGTTTCCATCAACCGTCAATGTGCAGTCGCCTTTGATCGATATCATTTGGTTCTTGACGATGATGCGATATTCGTCACCAACAATCACAACTGTCTCGTCACCCTTTGGAGTCCACTCCTTATACGTACCAGACTTGTGCATTGTTGAGATACGTTCCCATCCAGGTGTCACATCGAACTCTGCAACGTGCATTGACTTGAAAGGATTCATTCCCGCCGAGGCTTCAAACTCTTCCTTCTTAATAACGTCCTTATTAAGAATGCCAGTGGAGTCAGAGATAGGGTCATATACAGCGACATTCGGTGTAGTACGTTCGTACGCGCGGACATGGTTCTTAGGATATTCAACTTTGATAATAGAAGCAATTGGCGGGAGCTTCCACACACCATCCAGCGCGATACTAACAGGAGTTAGCATGCGCAGTTTATCCTTCATATCATATGAGAATGATCTGCGATACTTGCCGCCCTTTGAGATCGCTTCTTCTGGAATGTCCTGTTCACCAACTTTCGATGCCAAGGGATATACCTTCAGGGGATCAGTGAATCCATATCCGTAATCAACTTTGGATGAGACAGAAGGCAGCGATCCCATGATCACCGGATCTTGCGCAGTGGGTCCATCACGAAAGAAGCCAACTACCCATGTGCCGCGTAGTAATCCAGTAGCGCTTTCTCCAACTCCGCACGATGCGCCTGAAGTAATCGGCATCATGACGTGGGCCCACGGAAGTGACGTGGTTGGAATGTAGTCTTTCTTCTCAGTGTGGTATCCAAAGCATCGGACGCGGTAGCGTCCCCGTTCTTCAGGATCTTTCACTTCTTCAACAACGCCAGTGAACCAATGAAATTGGCCGGGCGACATCATATCATCTTTAGGAATACTCTGATCTATCATGGCTTGTATATATATTTATAAGCATGAACGAAAGATGATTTCATTATGAAAAACTCCCTCACCCCCTTCACACAATACGTTACTGAACCTATGCTGCTTAAAATGAAAGACTGGTTCATGTTCCGAACACAGCTTCATATCGATTTCGTGAATGGATTCTATTCTGGCATCCAACACGCGTTTCCAGAGTTCGGATCGATGGATGACCATGATGCTAGCAAATTCGAAGAGCCTGAGTATACTCCATACCTCTACATTTCTTGGACGTACAAGTGTCGGGATGAGGGATGGCGATTCGAAGATTGTAATCCACCCGACAACATAGATGATCTGATGCATCAGGCGAGCATGCACCATGTGCTCAATAATAACCATCACCCTGAGGCTTGGGCTCATCCTGCTGCCGTCCAGATCAATCTAGCGAACCGTGATGCTCCGTCTGAGTCGATCATTGACGGGACAAAGATGCCTGACAACTACATCGGAGAAATGGTAGCCGACTGGTGTGCTATATCAAAGGAAAGGAATTCGCAGCCTAGAGACTGGGCTGATGCGAATATCAATGTGAGATGGAAGTTCAGCGCACGTCAAGTACAATTGATCTATCATCTGATTGATCTTGTTTGGGTTGTTGAGGCTGATCCGAAGATCTATCCTTCATGAGCCGCGATGGCGGAGATGTTCGGGATAAGTCTTTGTGATTCGCCGTTCCCCGCACGTCCCACAGATGTAGAACCACCCTACTACACTGTTATCACTCCCATATAGAATATGGGGTGTTAGCCATTTATGGATGTTGAGCTTGCATAGAATTGGCGCGAGTATCTCCGGAATCTTTGGCATATGAGCGGTCATCACTTTCTTAATGGAGTTCGGGGTGTTCGTACTTATTCCCTAAGACTATATATATATTCAAAGCAACGT